TTGGAGCGGCAATGCGTAGACGGCCAAAAGCATCGGTCGTACCGTTGCTTATGCCGGTACTGGAAAAATTGCTGGTAGGCAGTGGGGCGTGTACGAGGAGGTCCATCAGTTTGCTTGGGCGTAGGTGGTGATAGAAGGGGTGCCGCCGTTATAGCTGACGAGACGGACACGCACGAAGGGGCCGGGCGCTGGCAGCAGATAGCCGTAGGTGCCATTAGCAGTGATAACAATGTCGCCGTTAGTGTTTAAGTTGTAGTAATTAACTCCAGTGAGACTGCCTTCGAGGCGGATTGTGATGCTGGTGCCGATTCCGCTTACTTCGAGTTGGAATAAAATGGTGTTGGCTGAATAGCCGATTGCATTTTCACTGACGCCGACAGCAGTGAGGGTGTCGAACGTTAGTGTTTTGTAGCTTTGTAAGTTTTCGTCGGAAGATGGCATGATTTTCTAGTAATACTAGGAGGCGGGGCTTGTTTCGGGGCCGATTTCGTCGTTGGTGGCCATCTCGGGTGTTTTGGCGGCCTCAAGCAGTTGGGTGGTAGGAAGGTTGGAGAGTTCTTCTTCGATGTTGGTGTCGTCGGGCAGGATTTCGCCACGACGCAGGATCTCCAGCAGCATGGCGTCGCTGATCTTGCCGGCAGCGTTGAGTTGGCTAAGGACGGCAATGTCTTGGCCGATCAGGCGGTAGTAGTCGAAGTCGCGGTCGATGTGGATTTCGGGAGGTTCGATGCCCACGTATTGGGCGGCCAGGGCAAAGGCTTGGTTGAGGCCGCTCTCCAGCTCTTGACTGACGATGGAGAGGACGGAGTTGGATTGGGCTTGGTCGATGCGCTTGGCCTCGGCAGATTCAGCGACGAATTTTTGGCCAAACAATTTGGTGATGCCGAGCGTGGACATTTGGGCCTCCAGCGCTTGGATTTCCTTCATTTGTGCATCGAAACTGGTGGCGTCGGCCTGCACGTAATAGGCCTTGTTGCCTGCTTGCATTGAAATTGCGTAGTTGACGCCCATTGCCACGGGGCCGGTGGTATCGTCCCAGCCCTCGAGGACGAGGGTGGGCATCGCGGCGATGTGGAGGGCGTGGATTAGGTCGGCTTGGCGTTGGTAGTGGGTGATATTTAGATTGGCAATGTCCAGAAGTGGGGGCTGGGAGCGCAACATGCCCCGGCGGTTGCTATAGATCGGGACCAGCGGGATTTGGTCGAGGCTGTAGCTGCCTGATTCGTAGATGTTGACCGTCTCTTGGCCCAGTGTGTACAGGTCGTATCGGCCTGGGTAGATGACGCGCATCTGCTCCACTTGGTCCTCGCCAAACTCGTTGATGGGGAGGGTGGTGTATTCGTGGATTCTTACCTGGGTAAGACGGGAGCCGGGCATTGTTGATTCCTGGCGCCAGCCCCAGATCTGGGGGGCATCGACGTGGATGAAGTAGGGGCGGCGGCCCAGGGCGCGTTCTTCGGCCAGTGTGCGGGCAGTACCAATCGGTGGGTAGTCCACCAGGATGGCGCTATGGCCGAAAGTCAGGCTGCTGACAAGGGTGCGGCGGGCGTATTCGTTAAGGTTGGAGCCGATGCCGTCGATGTTTTCGGCGAGATCCAGCCAATACTGGTCGCCTTCGATATGGATGGGTTTGCGGAGGATGGCGCCAGCAGCGGTTTCGATTAGGCGGCTGGTGTAGGGGCTCAGGACGCTGCGGTCGATGCGGGTTTGCCAGGCGGTGTCATCCTCGCGGGGTTCCTGGGGGAGGTAAGTGTCGGCTAGGTCGCGGATGTAGTCGGTGCCGTTGGTGACGGCAGCCATGACGTTCCAGTTGGTTGTCATGCCGATCACGTCCAGTGACCGAACGAACGGAGATTCGCTGACTACAGCTTGCGTGAACGGGGTGCTGCCGCTGTAGACCACGGTTTTAATTCCTACATTGCTTCTATTTTGACAGACTAGGGGCTGAGATTTGTACTACCACTTAACTTTATTTGCCCAGTAGGCGGCAGACATCTTGCCCTTGGCGATGTTCGAGGCGTGGCGGGCTTTGAAGGCTTCGCGGCGTTTGCGGTCGGCGGTGGATTCTCCAGTGTGTTGAGGGCTGCCGGAGACGCCTTGTTGGCCGAAACGGATAAGTTTTACTTTGTCGCCCTCTTTTGCGAGGACAACGTGGGATTTTTTGGGGTGGTTTGGGGTGCGTTTTGGTTTGTTGTAGCCGGCAAATTTTTCGCCGTGATAGTCAATCATCTTCGTCCTCCACTTCGATTAGCACTTCGATGCCGGCGGCTAGGCGGGACATGAGGCTGGCGAAGTCTTCGGGGTCGTTGGGGGTCATGAAGACGAAGGTGGCCTCGGTCATGCGGGTCTGGGCGTCCACTTCCATGTGGATGCAGCCGCCTTGGCAAATCCTGGTGCCCATTACTTTTTGCGCTTTTTGGCAGCAGGCTTTTTCTTAGGCATAGACATACCAGCCTCGCTCAATGCGATGGCGATAGCTTGTTTGCGGGAAGTTACCACGGGGCCTTTTTTGCTGCCCGAGTGGAGTTCTCCTTTGCCGTATTCGCGCATGACTTTGGCGGTCTTTTTCTGTGCTTTGGTAGGTTTTTTGGCCATCTAATTGCTCCAGCTAGTAGACACGATAGCTGGTTTTGCCGATGTTTTCGGGTTTGGCAAGGTTGAAGACTTGGAGGCAGAGATATCCCAAAGCGTCGAAACTGTGGTCTACGCCTAGGTTTTTGTTGGGGAGGCCGGTGTTTGGGGCGTAGGTCAGGGTGCGGAGGGATTTGATGAGTTCTTTGCAGTTGGGGTGGATGAAGAGGCGGCGGGTTCCAGTGGCGTCGAGGAGAGCGGTGTTGACGCAGGTGATCTTGTCGCGGATTTTCCAGGGGGCGCGGGGGCTGGAAACGGTGAAGCCCGAGCGTTTTAGGATGGTGTGGTCGGTGACGCCGATGCCGCTGGTTTTGCGGGCGCCACCCGTGGGGTCGGGGCAGGCGATGATGCGGCGCTCCACGCCGTAGCGGCGTTGGACTTCTTCGCAGAAATCCCAGGTGGTGGCACCACCCGTCATGACGATTTCGTCGAATACCCAGAGGTCGTTGCCTTTTTTGACGGCGCAGACGCCAGACATGGGGTCTACGTTGAAGTCCACCCCCAGCAAAAGGGGTAGGACGGGTAGGTCTTGTACTTGGTTGTCGATGTTGGCGTCCGAGAAGCTGACGGCGACTAGGCCGCTGAGGTTTTCGAAGCTGGCCTCGAATTCTTGGCGGAAGGTGCGGGCGTCGAGTTGGCCTCGGGCGGCTTCGATTTCTTCGGCGGGGACGTTATCGCCGTCCACTGTGGTGAATTGCCAGCGGCTCCAGTTCTCGTCGCCGCTGTCGGCGTAACACCAAAGGTCGTAAAACCAGCTGGCGGTACCATCCGGGGTGGAGATGAAGAGGGCCCAGCCCTGTTTGTCGGCTAAAGCGGGGCGGATGACCTCGAACCAGACCTCGCGGTCCATAAATGCGGCTTCGTCGAGCACCACGCCAGCCAAACTGCGGCCTCGGAGGGCCATGGCGTTTTCCGTGCCCTTAAGTTCGATCGTTGAGCCGTTTACGAGTTCGATTTTGAGGTCGGTCTCGTTTTTGCTCTTGATCCACGCTCTCGGGACCAGCTTTTTCATTACTTTCCAGGCGATGTCCTTCGCCATTCGGTATGTAGGGGCCGCGTAGAAGAAGGTTTCGCCCGGCCTTTCGATCGCCCCACGCAGCAATTCGATACATGCGAGGTAGCTTTTGCCGAAACGGCGGCCTGCAACCAGCACGCGGAAACGTTTGCGGCTTGAAAATACCTCGCCTTGTGCATGGCGAAGGCTCAAATTAGGTGAGGTGTGCATATATTTTTGGGGCTGGCCTGCACTGTAGTACAGAAACTCGACCCCTACCCCCTAGGAGGTGTGTAACAGTAGAGAAAAATGCGAATATGTCAGTAGGTTCCCTAAGCGGCAGACAGCCCCCTTCAATCCCGGACCTTGCCCCCGGTCCGTATAGCTTACTGGTGCGGCTAGTTAGTGTTAATCAGCAAGGGCACGTGGCCGATCATGCCTAACACTAACTAGCCAGCAGTTACGGCTCAAGCTATAGCTAACTGTTTCCTCACTTGGTACCTGGTGATGCCCAACGTGGCAGCAATTTGGCGTTGTGACATACCGTCAGCGCGCAGGAGTTGCGCGGCGTTCAGTGTTAGGCAGCGTTCAACAGTTGCGCCAGTCTCTTTAACAGCCTGGGCAATCGTTGCGGGCTGGGTGTTGGGGCGTGTTGGCCAATGTTTCGCCAGCCAATCACTGACCTTGTAGATAGCCTGGCCAGTGTATTTACCGGCTAGATAGGTGCCAACAGCAACAGCGATCAATCCCTGGCCGATGGTGATAGTTACGTGGCGCCAGTCAATGCGGGCAAGTGTAGGCTTGATGTAACGGAAGAAAATGTAGCCTACTGCGCGGCCTGATTGGTACACTTTGCGGATGAGAGATGCGAGCAAATTAAGCGCCCACAATATCGCGGTTGCTGTGAAAATCTCTCCGCCGATAGCGTACAGTTTGGCCGCTCCGGTGATTAGAGTTTGCGCAAGATGTAACGCGTGGAGTGTGTTCATGGTGTGCAATGCAATGTATTAAGTAGGCCGTCCGTTGCTGGCCTACTGTGACACATTAGCAGCGCAAGGCCCCACGCCGAGGGCAAGGGGCCAAACTGTTGCAATTCTTCACAATTCCTAGCGACCCAGTAACCGCAACTCACAAGAGGCAGGGTCCGGGCCTTGCTTGCATTTGGCCAGCAGATCACGGGTCTGTGCGGATAGTGCCAGCCCTAGCCAGAGACCTAGGCCAATTGTGGCGGCGATGCTGAGAAGTGTTGCGCGGTCGGTGTTGTTCATGGGATTGGTTCGGCGATCCATCAAGTTTGGTTGATTGGTGGGTTTGGAGTTGGCGATTCTCAACAGTGGAGGCCTATTGCGAGGCAAGAATTCTGGATGCGAAGGGAGAGAGGCGGATCTTTAGGTCATGCTCTGGGCATCTTTGATCGCCTCTCGCTCAGTCTCAAACGGTCCGACAGGCTCACCATCCGGCAGGCATCCGGGGAAACATAGCCACCAATACCAGCCGGACTCGATGGGTTCTCCGGTCTCGATGTCTAGGTAGGATCGCCCGTAGGCGCTGCCATCGTTCCCCAGATAGAACGCCTCAAAGCTCCCAAACTCCTGGCCGTCTACAGTCTCGAAGTTGTGCCAGGTCATGCCACTTCTCCATTAGTACGCTCGAAATAGTCCAGGACTGCCGGCCAAATCTCTAGTGCTGAATATTGGCCAGCTGTGTAGTCGATCCCCTCAGCTGTGATCACCAGCCGACTTTGGCAGCCATAACCGCCAGGGATCAGGGGAGAGTTGCCAACGATGCGAGCGGCAAAAGTACGAAACACTTTTCGCCTAGCACGATCGCGGCGACTGCGGTCGCCACGCCATGCTCTGACTCCTTCCCGGATGCGCTCGGCTCTCCGTTCATATGGGTCCAGGTAGTCAATCGATTCGATGCGGGCCTGGCTGCGAGCGAACGCCAGCAGGTCGGCGATAGTGAGGGTTTGGTTCATGGAAAAGGGCCTATGGTTTGGCTTGATGGAATCCTACAGGAGAGCCGGCCGGACGGCTAGCCCCCCGCTTAACCTTTAGTCACACTACGGCCAGGATTGCTCAACCCGGTTGAGCATATGGTCCAGGTCATCCCTCCAGCGCATCCCAGCACGGCCACCGCTTGCGCCAGCACGCCAACGGGCCCAAGCAAACTGAGCGAAAGCCTCAGCGTCGAAGAACTGGCCAAAGGTCTCATGGGTATCCCACACTGTTACCGAGCATCCGTTCATCCGTTCAAATAGGCCGGGGGAGCATCCGGGCGCCATAGCTTGCCAGCTGTACTGGATCAGCCGGACTCGATAGCCATCGTCAGAATCACGGGCAATCTCTATCTCAGCTGCCAGACCCATATAGTCGTGCTGGCTCCAAGGGTGCTGGTAAAGGCTGCTCTCAGCTCCCTCGGGGTAGCCGTACTGGTTGCTGTAGTTAAGAGGGAGAAAATCGGTTTCAGGTGATGGCAGGGGCCTAAGCCAAAGATCACGGGTACCAGTTGCCATGGCTTGATTCGCCTTGATGGACTCGCCAACACTAGAGCCAGCACCCGCCAGCTCCTGGCCTCTGTTGTGCTACTTAACATTCCGGCTGGATCGGTCGCCCCGTGCCAGTGCTGTGATACATTTGGCAAGCATTCTCGCCGAAACAGGCCATGCACCATTTGACCTTTGAAGACCTGGCAGCTCTGCTGGAACTAGTCCGAACGAACAACCAATACAACGACGAGCCAGAGCACGGTTTCTGGGAGTCGCTTGAAGCTCGCCTATTGGCTGAGTGTCTGCCTGAGTTTGACTCATGAGCGGCGGAGAATGGGTCACCAGTAAGGAGCGCAAGCAACAGAGCGCCGACGCTCGCGAACTGCTACGGGCTCAAAAGCGACAACTAGCCATCCAGTGGCACGACGGCTTCTGGCTTGCCAGCCACCATCCCTGCGATGATTCCGTTTTGGCCTGGCTGTCAGAGCATCGGAGCGAGGCCTCCAAAATAGGAGCGAGTCGTTGGAACCTAGAAACCCTTCCTATGCTTGTGGCCAAGCAAGCCCAACTTAGAAAGGCTGCAGCATTCCAAGATGTGCTGGATCGCGCCAAGGTATCGCACCAGACCCTGACGGTTGAGGCAGTTCTAGAGGCTGGCGGTTTTCCACAGGCTGATTCTGTGGAAAACAAAAACGCGGCGCACAAACAGCAACGCCCCAAACGCAAAGACGCCGGAATCGCCCGCAAGCGACCCAAGGCACCAGCCGCCTAGCCGCCCACCAACACCCACCAAGGCCCAGGTTCAATCCCTGGGCTTTCTTGTGGCGGCACAGCATCACTAGCCAGTAGCTGCCCCCGTTCCACGCCCTCCCGGTACCACCGCATGTAGGCCAGCCACTCCAGCTCAGTCAGACCGTCAGGAGCCTGGGCAGGCCTATGAATGGGTTTTAGACGAGCCATGAATGGGTTTTTTGCGGGTGTTTGAATGCGTTTTTTGCGGATCTTGAATGCAATTTACAAATAATACTTTTATTAAAAGTTTATTGATAATCTTTATTAGTCGTCTTCACTATTCAAATCAATCCCAGCACTTTCAAGCATATGAATGGCTTCTGCCTCGGCTGATTTCAAAGTTCCAGCCCGCTTGTCATCAATAGTGATGCTCAGCATTGGCACTTGTGCCGCATTAACTTCCACAGTCCCCTCTCCAGCGCCTCGGGCCAAACTATCCAGCAAATGCGCCACCACTTGCAAATTGCCTTTCTTGAGTGCACGTTTTACAGCGTGCATACGCATGTTGTTGACTTGGTTTAGAAGTTGCTGGCGATCTCCAGCAAAATCATTCTTCATCAACTCATTGGCCGCATGAAC